CCGCTCGTCGAATCGTAAGTGATGACCTGGCCATTTGTCGGGGTACCAACGGTCGCCAAATCAAGCAACTTGCCCCGCAGGCCGATTACCGTCTGGGTGGTGGTCGTGCCGCTCAGGTCCCCGGCAAAGGTTACGCCCCCTGCACTGCCGGCAACGATCTGCCCGGAAGCGTTGGTGGCCAGCGCAGGTGCATTGACGAGTCCTGACATCGTAAGCGCGCCACTCATCGTGATAGCATTTGCTTTGGTGATGCTGCCGGTCGAATCGATAGCAAAGACCTGGGTCGGTGTAAAGGCGTTCCCCACCGTCAGCCCAGTATTACTGTAAAAGTTGAACCCGGAGCCGGTTGCTATCCCAGAGAAGGCCGCCTGGTCCGCAATCCAGCCGGTTGCTCCATAATGACCGCCACTGGCAAAATTGCTGGTGGTAGCGGCGGTGGTAACGATACCCGTACCCTGAAATTGAAACTGGTTAAACCCGGCAGCCGGAACGGACAGCGTGGAAAACGTCGCCGGCGTGAAGCTGTTTCCTACGGTCAGCCCGCTATTGATCTGGATTACGATCTGGGGCACTGGACGAGCACTTATAATGCACGCTCCCGTGGAATCAGCTATCCAACCGCCAGCGGTGTAATGACTGCCAGAGGCCAGATCAGCGATACCAGTACCACAAAAAATACTTGTACCGACAAGCTGGAGTTGGACAGTAACAGTATCAGGTGCATTAAGAGTGGCTATCGTTGCCGGGGTGTAGGAACCACCTACGGTAAGTCCGGGGTTTGAGGAGAAGGTAAAGCCCCCGGCAGGAGTACTTAGCGTTAGAGTGGCCTGCGATGTTTGCGTGGCGATCCATCCTCCAGCGTTGTACTTGCCGCCGGAAGAAATAATGGAGCTGGTTATAAAGAGTGAATTGTTGCAATTCAGCTGACTACAGTTGGTGCCCATCAGTTGCAGGGCATAAACAGCATTGCTTGTAGTATTGATTCGTACTACGGCACCTGTACCGGTTCCAGCCGTAGCTTCCCCAAAGATAATGCCGTTGTCTGCACCCGTAAGATTCCAATTCCAGGTTTGCGTGTAATCACCATTGATGATCGTGTTGGTGGCAACTGCCGGGGTAATCGCACTCAAGGCGGAGGAGAATGCTCCGGTAGTTGCGATGGTGTGATAACCGGCAGTCGTCGCCACGATGGAAATTCCGCTGCCGCCCACTAGCACCTGGGCTGGGGTGTTATCGCCATTGAGTGTAATCAGGCCAGCAGTGCCAGTGCCACCGCTCGTACCCTGGCCATACCCGTACATGGCGATCAGGTTGCCGTACTGGTTGGCGCTGATGCCCAGCGGATCATTGGGCATGGCCTGCTGGTCGCCGCCAATATCCTCGGCATCGGCCATGCGCTTCAGGGCCGCCATGAAGCTGCCGAGCTGCCCGCTGTAGCCAGTGATCTCGCCCGCCAGGTTGGAGGTTGTCGTGCCGGCGCGGGGATCATCCGCCATCTTGTAATACCAGTAGGTGAGACCTTCGACAGCAACAACAACATAGCGATCATCAAACCACAGGGCTTGCGAGGTCGAAGTTACCTTGGTCGGATTGAACTGGTAGATGCCGCGCAGTTCCCAGGTTGCACCCGTGGGAATGCCAACCGCGGAGGACAGGCGCAATTGGCCCACGCCACCCTCGCGGGCAACGCTGGTAATGGCATAAGGTGAGCGGCGATAGAGATCGACTGCCAGGGAATCCCGCACCGCGATATCGATCGCGTCATTGGGAGTAACTGAAGTACAGACGATGGAGGCCTCGATCAGCCGCCACATATTGAAGGGCGGATCATAATCCTGCACTCCATCCACCAGCGGAATCTGCCCATCGGCAATCGTGGTCAGCTGCGGCTTCCAAGGCAATCGACCGGCAATCTCGGACGACACCATATCGCAGTGAAGAGCATCCAGCTGCTGGGTTGGAATGTTCTTGACCTGCTTGGAAACCAGTGTGATGAGGTTTGCCCAGGTGTAGGTAAATGCCATGGCTTACAGCGTCTTTCCGGCGCGGGTCAGCAATTTAATGCGATCAGGCGGCTCGCCTACCGGAGGAAAGCGTTTTTCCCAGTCCAGCAGATGTTGCTCACTTAAGCCTGCATATTCAAAGAGGTTGATGCCCTGACGTAACTGGTCTGGCGTGGCCCGCCACTTGTAATCCTTGCGGCAGATCTGGCAGAGGGCGACGGCATCGCCATTGCCGGTAACCTGGGCAACAAAGGTATGCCGCTTCTCATTGCGATGAATGCAGGCCTGCTGGATCGAGGTACGCTGGTTGAGTTCCGCCTCGGCACTCAGCTTGGCCTGGCGGGCCCATTCCTTTTTGCGTTCCGCTTCTTCTTCCTTCTTCTTCAGTTCCTCGTCCGATGGCGCTCGCAGGGCACGAATGACCTCGAGCACCTGCTCCATGGTCATGCCCGCAATCGGCGCTTGCTGCTGCTGGTTTTTGGGTGATGCTGAATCAGGCTTGATTACTTCCGCCACGGGATTCCTCCTCGGTTAACATCTCAGTCGCTGCGCGGGCAATGAGCTCAACAAACTGGCGTGGCTTGATAGCACGGGAAGAAGAAAAGGGCTCGAACAGGATGGTGCCGCCCCGCTCCGTGGCAATGAATCCCAGAATGGTCATGCCCTGGGTGTGGGCCTCATCCACCGCCCGGTCAAGCCAGTACTTGACTTTTTCAGTTGGCGATACCGTGGTATTGATTGCCGGTTCGTAGGGCATCTACTGCAGATTTCCCTGCCAGTTGCGCGAGTCATGCGAGGGCAAACCAAAGAGCCGTTCGGCGCCTTCGCGGGAGATCAGCCGTTCCTTGATCAGGCGCAGGATCACGGTACGCCAGCCGCGAGTCTCCGGATTGCGCTCGTCAATCTTCAGCCGCGTCTTGATCAAGCCTGTTCCTTCGGGAATGGCCTGCGTTTGAGCATCGAAGTATTCTTCTTCCACGAAGTTGAGGATGGAGAATTCCGGCATCAGGCCGCGTTCCATGGCCGTGACATAGTGCAGCGTCTCACCCAACACGGGATCCGAGATCCAGCGCTTGATGCAAATGCGGCCGGGATAGGTCGAATCCTCGAAAATCAGGGCAGGATTCAGCATAAGCAGGCGCTTCTGGACTTCGGTTCCCAACAGCGGCCGTCCTACGCCCGCTTCTCTGACATTGCGCGGACGGCCGCCGTCAGAAGCTACATAATGCTCGTCACGGCGTTGCTGTTCCTTCTGGGCATCGCGCTCGAACTGGGTGTGATAGCCGCGGGTCTCCTCGATTGTGCGTTTCAGCGCATCAAGAGCAGGAGAGGCGGAGGTTCGCTTCCTCGCCTTCGCCTCCCTGTCCACGCTGCTGGGTACAGCTGGATCTGCCATGTCAAATTATCGAGCTGTCTACTTTCAAGACCGTATAGCGGTAAGAGCCCGCGTCGTTGAGCGACACTGCGGCATAAACGAAGCGATAGGAGACGTAGCTGCCAATCATTCCTTGCGGATCGGCCGTATTGGGACCGCCGGCAACCACATTGAGCTTGAAGGTTTGCTTCTCCGGATCCTGCACGTCGGTCGGTCCCACCCCGGTCAAAGAGAGGGCTCCGAAGGCCTGGTCTCCAACCAGGTAGTTGTAGTACAGGGTGCCAGGAGCCACCGTGCCATCATTCCCCACGTTCGAGGTTGCAACGATGCGGCAATCGCCCGCCTTGCCAATCTCGCCGGAGAACGCCAGGCCGTTGCCCATGGTGCCATCCAGGGCCGCAGGTGCAGACGTGTACTTGACGGCATCGAGGAAGCCGCCAGCGGTATTGTCGGAGATGACGTCATAGACATTCCACGGTGAGGTGATCCAGATGAAATCACCACCGTTGATACCGAGGACGTTCGCACCTTCAAGCAATTTTGCCTGCTTGCGAATGTCATTGAGAGTGAGGTAGGCACCGATGGCCGTCGAGATGGCTTTGCCCGCTCCCTCAATAGCCATGCGGTTGATGGTATCGACGGAGAGTGCGGCTCGATAGCTGATCTCCTTCGAGGCCATGGCAATCATGTCGTTGATTGCAGTTTCCTGTAACAATGCTGAGGTCGAGGTAAAGTCAGAATACTCAGCTACGGTTCCAGTGTAGATGTTACTGGCCAGCCCGACGCCGGCACCGACCGCGCCTTCTGTCGCAGGCGTGGTATTCGCTGCCAACGGAACAGGACGATACCATTGACAAGTTTTGCCCGAACGATTGGGCAGGTCATCAGGCATGAACGCTTGTGCAAAGAACAGCTTGGCACGAAGCGCCCGCAAGGCAACTTTCTTGTAATAGACAGTTGCCAGGTGCTTGATACTTGCCGAGGTTGTGAGGTTAAGTGCTGGTGCATACGCCATAATGCGAACTCTCCTCTCCTAAGAAATAAGATGGACGGTCTTTTTACTGCTTAACGGCGTAAGACCGCGGAGAGGTTCACTCTTAGCGGAGCTGTTCCATCAGAGCGCGCAGTTGTTCTGGCGTCATCCGGTTGATGTCTTGTTGACCAGTGGGTCCACCCGTTGTCCCCGTATTTAACGAGGGCATCGGGGTAGAAGGCTGGGGCATGTTGATCTGTCCGGTCTCGGGTACCTCTTCCGGCTGGTAGAGTCCACGCTTCAGGGCGACAGCATGGACCATCTCGAGCTTCTGCGGCGTGAAGCCGTAATCGCCAGGATAGAACTCGTTCCAGACCTGCTCGAAGGCGTTGGCGGCTTTCTCCATCTCCTCCGCATTCGAGGTTGGAAAATCCGAGGTTGCCATCCAGGAGCGCATGGACATTTCCGGCTCGACTCGCGTGGTGAAGTCATAGGCATGCCGGATCTGTTCTGCGAGTTCTGCCTGGCTGACCCCGTAATTGGCGCGTAGCCGGTACTCCTCAGCCATGTTCGGGTCCTGTGCCCAGAGCTCGAAATAGCGTTGCGGAGTCCAGGCTTGCTGCTCCTGGTACTGTTGTTGCTGATACTGCTGCATATACGGCGCCTGCTGTTCCAGCTGGCTCCGAGCTTGCATCAATTCGTCTTCCTGCTGCTTGATCTTCATCGAGCCGTGTTCGACGGACTTCTGCAGTTGATCAATCAGCTCCTGCTGGGTCTTGCCGCGAAAAACGGCACCGGTGGACGTTTGGACCACGTACTCACGCTGCAGTTGCGGAGGTTCGCCCCCCACCTGCTGCGCGGCTATCTGGTCCGCAATCTGTTGTGGGGTCAACTCAGCCACGTTCTGTGACTGGGCCGAATCCTGGGTTGGCATGATTTACAGCTCCGTCCCGGTTAAGGTCATCTGTTCCTGTTCGTCGATGTACTGTTGAAGCACTTTCTTCAACGCACTCTTGAAACTGATCACGTTAGCCACTTTCCTGAGAATCGAGAGCCGCATATCGTGCGCGGCAAACCATTTCAGGCAGAGCGTCATAACTTCTTCGCGGTCGGGATGCGGCTCATGCTTGAGATAGTCAGCCAGGCTTCGCAAGGCTCCAGCTTCTTCTTCTGCCAGTTCCCCCATCAGCGTTTTCCAGTAAGCCGTTCCGGCCATGGTTTCGGCTGACTGGGCCTCGAACAGCTGGGCCTGGTCTTCCGGGCTAAGTAGGTCCTGCTCCTGGTGGTCCACTTGGTGCGGCTGGTGCTGCTCCTGGTGCGGCCTGACCGGCAGGTGCGCCTGAAGCCTCGGCGGCATTCAAATCGTTCATGGAAGCAAGAATCTGGTGTGCGGTTTCCGGGGTAATGATCTTGCCGGCAACGTGCTTGATCAGCGCAGTCTCGTTGGTGGCATCGATGTCGGCGCTCTTCGACTGCAAACGCTGCTGCTGCGCCTGCATCTTCAGGAATTCCGGCCCCATCCTGGCCATCATCAGCTGGTTCTGCTCAATAGCCGTGGCATCGCGGAACCAGGCGTTATAGGTCAGCCGGAAAGCGTCGGCAATATCCCGGGTAATGGCTTTCATGTCCGGCACCAGGTTCTGCTGCTGGCTCAACAGGCTGACAAACTGGGGATTGAGCAGGGTTTGCGAGATCAGCGGCAAGCCCTGAAGCAAAGCTGCCCGAGACTTCATCTTCTGCCCGCTGCGCACTACGAACTTGATGGAAGCATTCATGATACGCATGGGATCAATTTCGATGGCTTTGCCTTCCGGGCCCAGGATCATGAAGGTCTGAATTGGCGACAAAAACTGCTGGTTCATGCGTAAAACCATGTTCAGCAGGGGCTCGATGAGGGTGGAATCAAGGTTATCAACAATGTACTGGATACGGGCGCCGGAAGCCTGCGACTGGGTTGAAATGCCGGTCGCCGTCCGGTTAGCCGAGTTGCCGCCAATGCCGGGAGTTCCAAGAACTGCCAGGTCAGTCACGCCGGTATGCTTCTGGGCCCGGCGGTCAGAGGCCTCAACCTCGACATAAGCGTTGTTGGTGATTCCGGGGAATTCCACCTTGATGAGATCATCCCGGGGGTTCTCCATCTCGATGACCTTGCCGGGAGTCATGCGCAGCGAAGACTGCATGATGGAGGTACCGCGCTTCTTGGCAAACGGCGGGTGCAGGATCAATGCAAGCTCGTCGATGCGGCTGTTGATGATGCCCTGCTGCAGCCGCTGCTCACCCTCGGTTACGTCGGGCACGCTCATGGCATACGAGCGGTTAGGCACATCCACATAGAAGACGCCGAGAAATGGCAGGAAGCCTACCGGGTTCGACTTGTTGTACGCCACCCACTCACGATTGAAGAGCCAGACCAGGCGATCCTTGTTGTAATAGCGGATGACCTCGAGGCGCTTGGCGTCGGGATTCTCGACGTAATCGACCGCGGCCGGCGACATGATGTTTCTGTAGGTATCAGGCGTGTTTTTCAAGTTCTCCGTATAAACGCCGGTACGTCCCTTGGCCATCTCGGTGAGACGGGCATCATCGGGAATATCGAACATGGGATTGCCGTCCCGGTCCACCTGGTTGCGCAGCAATTTAATGTCCCCTACCGGCATCAGGTGGCGCACGGCAAAGAAGCGGCCGAGCTGGAAGTTCGGGCTGGAAAGGTTGGGGTCCCAGTAGCAGTCGCGGATATCGCGGTGGCGGAGCTCGGGATAATTCAATTCCTCGGGATAGGTCACTTCAGCCAAAAGCCGCCGGGCCTGACCGGTCATGACCGTGGCTGGCTGCCCGGTAAACGGATCAGGCAGCGTCTTGGTCACGGGAATGAACTTGGAAACCAGCCGTTTCCGCATCACCTTCTTGTAGATCCAGGTCAATTCCAGGACGCCATTGCCGTAGACCAGGCCCTGTTTGATAGCCTTGCGCACCTCTTCCCGCGAAGACACCATGGATTCTGGATCCATGTCGTCGAGCTGCGCCATCAAGAGGTCATAAACCGCCTGAGCCTCGTCGGAGGTCGTTCCCGGCTGTGGCCTGACTTCCACGTTGTCACGCAAAGGAAAGATATTAGAGATAATCGAGGGCATCAGGGCTTCAACCTGGTCCATGGCAATGGGCACGCCGATGGAGGAGCGCGGCATGCGAGTCCCTTCCCACATACGCTGCTGGACCCAGCCCAGGTAAAGCTCGTCAGAATTGCGGAACCGCATGTCATGGCCGCTGGACATGCGATAGCGCTCTGCCATTTCGAAGTCGCCGCGGGCAATGGAGTAAGCCCGCTGGGCACTCCACGGGTCAGTGGGCAGGGTAATGGTCTGCGACTCAGCTTCGTCCAGCGGGCGGGGTACGACGTTGGCGAGCGGGGAAAGCGCACTGACAGGGGTTGCCAGGATGGACATCAGAGTGTTGACATTACAAACCCG